CTATTTTAGCAAAATCTGCAGGAGGTGGCGTAGGATTATATTTGTCTAATCTAATTTATAAAAAAGTAAATAAATTACTATTATTTGCACCTGGATTAGGATTTATTGATAAAGATACAAAATTTACCCTTAAATTAGATGAAGATAAAATATTAATTGGATGGAATAATGAAGATACGCTTTGTATAAAAAGCTTAACTAGATTAAATGAAATATCATTTAATGAAGACACTAAAGTAAAATATAATAATATTTATCCAAAATTAAAATTGAAATTACCTAATACACAGGTAAAATTATTTAATAAAGATACACATAATGATATAGATACACAACATGAAATTAATTCAAAATTTATAGAGTTTATTTATTAAATATAAAAAAAATTGAATATTATATTTTATATTGTTGCCATTATATTTATTTTAGTACCGTAGCCATTTTGGCTCAAGAAGAAAGCTTGTGTTGGGAACTCGCCTAGTAGCATTACAACAGCTATTTGTTTGGCTTTAGCCATGTATCGCAAGACTCAGCAGAAATCACCTGCAGAGCTGGAAGAGGAACTTGCACGCGAACTTGCACTAGCAGAAGTTAGGAAAATCCTAACAGCCGTGATACCATCGGTTGGACCTGTGAACACAGATATTCCTTATGGGTGGAATCGCAGCATGCCACCATTTTGGTGGAATCTCCGCGCGCCATCATCCACTCCTAAGTCTGGTCCAAATGGAACCCCTCCTCCTCCAATTTACCCTCCTCACTACTGTGAGTTGGTTGAGACCCCATCGCCATAGTGAGTTGGTTGAGACCTCCTCGCTATAGTGATGCAAGGTCCTGAAAAAGCAAGGACATTGACCGGAAGTAGCTTTATAGTATCAAAATTGATTCTGAGAGAATTGCAGAAAAAAGTATCTATAAATTTTTATAGATACTTTTATATAAAAAAATTGAATTTTATATTTTATATAGTTGCCATTATATTTATTTTAGTACCGTAGCCATTTTGGCTCAAGACGAACTAGTTAGGTGTTGTTCAAGATTGTAAAGAAGCTTAAAAACATGTCTCGTATGGAACTGCTCAACAAGCTTGGTCCTCCCCCAAATGGTCCTCCACCAAAGCCGCCAGGGTGCCATGTCCAGTCTACTATGCCGCCAAGGTACCAAGTCCTGTCGACGCCGCCAGAGTGCCATGTCTTGTCTACTATGCCGCCCAGATGCCAAGTCCTGTCGACAGTGCCAATTTGTCAACGAGAGAACCTTCTGGTCTCCTACCGTCCTCCACCTGATATGTTTAGATTCAAATTCCCTTCAGGGATGCTAAATGGTATCATTGGAGATGATGAGCTTGAGGAGGATTATCCTCCTGGATTGCCTCCAGGGTTGTTCGAGAAAGTAGGCGAGTCGGGAGCACATGTGTTGTACAGGCGCATCCCATTCTTAAGGTATCCATTCTGATGCCTTTTATAGGTATCCATTCTGATGCCTTTTATAAGTATCCATTCTGATGCCTTTTATAGGTATCCATTCTGATGCCTTTTATAGATATCAATATAATCAGTTCTAAGACAATGGCGAAAGAAAAAGCTAATAAAAATTTTTATATTAGTTTTTTTTTAGATTTATAATTATTCTAATAATATTATAAAATTATTAGAATATGATGTTAATTATATTGAAGAATTATAATATAATATAATACTTTCATAAAATTGTGGTAATAGATTAAATTTAATTAATATGGATGAATCACAATTTATAATTAAAATTAATGAAATTTATAATAAACGTAAAACAGTTTTAATATAATAATATGTTTAATTAACTATGTATTATTTTAATATATAAATTATATTATTTTAATTTTAATATATAAATTATATTATTGTTATTAGGTATAAAATTTTATCAAATATATAAAGTTGATTTAGATATATTTAAAAATTAAATATTATGATTTTAAAATAAATGATATTACCATCTACTAAATGTATATTTAATAATAAATTCTTTTACATATTCTTTTGGTATTTTTTAATTTAGAAAGCAAAATGTATTTCATATTTAAATATTTAAATTAATCTAAATTTTTTATAAACTAAATTTCATAATTATTAATAAATTTCATAATTATTAATAATTTTATATAGTTTCATAAACTTAAAATTTGTTTTATAATATTTATAAACAAATAATAAAATAATAAATACTTAAAGAATTATTAATATTATTATATAATGAATGAGTATAGACAAATTAAAGGTAATACTTATGAAGAATATGTATTAAATAATTTATTAAATTATTATGATAATGTCTATTATTTCAAAGATACACCAGAATATATAATTGCTAAAACTAAATTATATAATAATTATGAAATATATACTAAATATAAAAATTGTGATATAGGTGCTGATTTAGTAGCAATTAAAGATGAACAAGTATATTTTATTCAATGTAAGAATTATAATAATACAATAAGTATAAATGATTTTTGTTCATTTTATTTCTTAATATTAGAATATGAATTAAATGGAATTGTTTATTATAATGGTAATTTAAGTGAAAGATTATTAGATTTAAAACAAGATAAAATTAAATATTACAATTTACCTTATAATAATACTATTATAGATGTTAACTTTATGAATGTTGAAAATAATAAAATAATACCAAGAGATTATCAATTAGATATTTATAAAAAATTTAAAGATATAGATAGAGGAGTAATAGCATTACCTTGCGGAATGGGAAAAACATATTGTAGTTGGTTATTAGGTAAGAATTATGATAATATTATTATAATATCACCCACAAGAAATTTATCTGATAATAACCTTGTTAGACTTTATAATTATTCAGAAACTATTTATAATCCAATTTTAATATCATCAGATGGAAGTAGGGATATTAAATATATTAGAAATATATTAAAAGATAAAAATATAATATCATCTACATATGATTCAGTTGACATATTAAATAAATTAATTAAAAAACTAGATAATTATATAATATTTGTAGACGAGTTCCATAATTTATCTCATGCTAATTTAAACAATAAAACAAATGATATTTATAAATTAATAAATAATAATGAAAGAGTAATATTTTTATCTGCTACTCCGATTGAACACAAATTATTTGGGAATATGATTTATAAATATGATTGGAAAAAAGCTATTAATAATAAGTATATATGTGATTTTAAATTAATATTACCTGAAAATATTAATGATACTAAAGTTTTTGATGAATTATTAACTAATATTGATTATAATGAAAGTGATAAAAATATAATAATGAAATGTTATTATATTTTGAGAGGAATACAATATTATGGAAATAAAAAAACTATAATATATGTTTCAACAACTGAAGAAGCTAATAAATATTATGATATATTAAGTTGGATTAATAAATTAATGAATATTGATATAAATACTAATATTATAGATTATAAAACATCAAAATTAAACAGAATTAAATATATCAATGAATTTACTAACAGTCATATTAATCAAATATTAATAAATTTACAAATACTAAATGAAGGTTTAGATATTCCTGAATGTGATAGTATATTTATAACTAAATCTAATGATAATGTTATAAATTTAATACAAAGAATGTGTAGATGTAATAGAATATCTAATAATAAAAGCTTTGGATATATTTTTATGTGGAAATATAAAAATAATATTAATGATATTTTCTCTAATAAAATTGAATATTTAAAATTTAACAAAAAAAATATTAATAATACATTAAATAATAATAATATATTATTAAATGTAGATAATTTTAAACATGAATTTTTATATAAATTTATAATTAAAAATGCTATATGTAATAATATTAATAAATCATTATATATGATAAATATAGAAAATTATAACATAGATATGTTAATAGATAATAATAATATTATTTGGTTAAATGCTAAACAAATATGTACATTTTTAAATTATAAAGAACATAAGAAAGCTATAAATAAAAATATTTATAATAATGATAAAATCTACTTAAAAAAAATTAATCTTAATTTTAAGATAAAACAACATCCACATACATTATATATAAATGAAAATGGTTTATTTTCATTATTAATTAAATCTAGAAATAAAAATACTAAAACAATTCTACAAACATAATAATAAATTAATTTAATATTTTTTTACTATATCAAATAAAAAGGGGTATAAACATATTATACCCCTTTTTATTTAAAAAAATAAAAATATATAGTATTATAATGATATCAACATATAGTACTATAAAAATTGAAAAAAAAAAAATTATTATTATTATTGATAATAACAAAATTATATGGTTTAATGCTAAACAAATTAGCAGCGCTTTAAAATATAAACAGCCTAAAATGGCTATTATTAATAATGTTGAAAAAGAAGACAAAATACAACTTAAAAATATAGATATTAATTTTAAAGTTTATCAACAACCTGATTCAATATATATTAATGAAAGTGGTTTAAATTCATTATTAATTTTAAGAAGGACACAAAAATCTAAAAAATTTTTGAAATGGATAACAAATGATGTTTTGCCATTAATGAGAAGAAGTTCAATATATTCTAATAATGATGAAGTTACACAGTTACAAAAAAAAATAAATGAATTGGAGCATCAAAATAAATTATTAAAAAATGATTTAAAATTAGAAAAATTTCCAGAAGGTGCTATTGTTTATGTTGTTGAAGATTATGATATTGATAAAAATATAATATATAAAATTGGAAAAACTGACGATTTAAATAAAAGAATTAAAATATATAATACTCATTCAATTCATAATAAACAAGTAGTTCATCATGTAGAAATTAAATGTCCATTACAATTAGAAAGTTGTATAAAAAGTATGTTATATAAATATAGAATAAAAAATCATAAAGAATATTTTAATACTTCGTTAGAAAAAATAAAAAATGCATTTAACATTTGTATGGATAGTATAAAATGTATTGAATCTGAACAAAATGGAGGATCAATATATAAAATAACATACTATGAAGATAAATTAAATAAATTATATGAACAAATAAATATTGCAACTATAAATTAAATTATATTATATTTATTTTAAAGGAATTGATGGATTCATGAAAACTTCTTCGTAATTAGTATAGAATTTTAACTCATAATTATCAAATGTACTATATTCTAATGCATTTATGAATAAAATATTAATATTTGTAAATATATTTAAATGTAAATTTTGAGGTTTTACCTGACAATTAAATCTACTATTTAAACTTTTATCTTCAAAACCATTATATAAAATTAATAGTATTGTTAATATAGATACAATATCAACATTGTGTAATAATATTAAATGTAATATTTTTAATTTATTATTTAATATTGTATTATCAGTTCGCCACTCCGGATAGATATTATTATTTAATAATATCCAATGTAATATGATATATTCAAAATGATTATTGTATTTAATCAAATATAATAATAAAACTTTTTGTTCATCTATATTTGAATATTTTGTAATAATATTTTTATGAAAAATAATTAATTCATCTACTTTTATCAACATATCTTTATTTATATTATAATTGTGTAAATACATGTCTATAAAAAAGCTATAATTTTTCCATGTAGTTAAATTTAATTTTATAAATATACTTTCTATTGTAGGTAACGAATTATTTTGTACAATTATACTTTCAACTATTTTAGAATCACTTGAACTAAAATTATTTTTATTAGGTTTAAATTTACAGTATAAATTTTGATGACAAATACCACCTTTTTTAGTATTAAATTCTTTATTACAATAAATACAATTATATTTTTCATTTAATATATTACATTTTTCCATATGTATAATACATTGATTTTTATCATCAAATTCTTTATTACATATATCACAATAATATATATATTCATCTTCATCATCATCATCATCATCATCAATTATATAATTATTAATATCTGTTTTTGCATAACAATCTTTTATAAAATGATTATCTCTACCACATCTAGTGAATGCATCAGTAGCAGCCCATATTTCTTTAGTTATAGAGTCGTATTGTTCTTGAGTTAAATCTTTAGTAACATAACAACCGCCACGAACATTATCTATTCCGTATTTACCCATATATTCTTTAACATATCTATCTTCATCAAAAGGAGAACAATTAGGAATTATTTTTTCTTCACCAATTACTTTATGTAATTGAGTCCATAATGCACCGTTATTAGTTAAATGATCATTAATTCTTTTAGAGTAATTGTTAGTTTTACCAACATAGTAACAGTCATGTTCTAATTTCAATATATAGATTGTAGTTGTCATATACAATATTATAATTTATAAATGAATATATTTTTTAATCAATTTTTTTATATAACTACCATAAGAATATTTTATATAACTATCCTAGGAATATGTTTATATAACTACCATTGTCATACGATAATGAAAACCTTGATAATATGATCTTTCATGTGGATTATTACTTATTCTAACTTTTGTTTTATGATAATCATTTTTTTCATATGAAATAGACTTATTTTCATTATAAGACATTTTAAATATAATATTTGGGTCAATATTTTCAATAGGAATTTCAACATGGTCTAAAACATTACTATTTTTACTTGCATATTTTGAGTCTGTTTTATCACTATATAAAAAGTCATAAAAAGCCCAAGTTTGATAATTTCTTGCAGGAACCCATTGTGGATTAGGAATATCACATAAAAATACTTTAACATCTTCCCAATCTGTAATAGGAGATTTAATATTATCTTGAACTATATATGTTTTATGATATCCATCTTTAACAAAAGTATATTTTTCATGTACAACTTCAGTATCTAATGATTTAATAAATGATTTAAAATTGTCAATAATTTCAATATCTTCTACATCATTCCATGTATTGCTATTTTGGATTTTAATCATTATATAATATATAAATTTATATCTTTAATATATTTAATTATCAATTTTTTTATTCTAATATTAGATATAAATGGGCGGCATTACAATGACATGCTGTAGCACAACAGAAGATAAAATTGCTGACAAAGATTCTAATAAAAATATAGAATATGTTCCTCCTAAACCTTTAGTTGTATCTTATCCAACTTTACAAGAGAATAAAAGTATAGAATATAGTCCTCCTAAACCAGTAGTTGTATATTCAAATTTACAAGATAATAATAATATAATTTATAATATACCTAGGAGTTATAGTACAGCAACAATAAATAATATGTAAAAATATTATAAATATTTACATATTATAAATAAATTTAAATTTATTTATAATATGGAAAAATATTATAAATACAAATTAGATATTTCCAATGAAACTATGGATGAAATATGTAATAAAAAAGTAGATTTTAATTTATTACCACAACAAGCATTTTTAGCAGATTATATTTATGATAATAATAATGTTAATGGTTTATTAATTTTTCATCAAATTGGTTCAGGTAAAACTTGTACTTCTATTTCAATTGCTGAAAGACTTAAAACAAAAATGAATATTATGATAGTATTACCTGCATCATTAGAAGGTAATTTTAGAAATACATTAAGGTCAGACTGTGTTAATGCTATTAATAGAAATTATAATTTAAATAGTAATTATATATCTAACTCAGATTTAGAATTATTAAAGACATTAAATGTATCTGATAAAAAATTTATTGATATCATCCAAAAATCTGATAGATTAATAGATAAATATTATAAAATTTATTCTTATCATAAATTTGTTAAATTAGTTAATCAAGGATTAATTGATATACATAATACTTTATTAATTATAGATGAAATTCAAAATATGGTATCTATGAGTGGTATTTTTTATAAATCATTATATAATATTATACATAAAACTAATAGCACATTAAAATTATTATTATTAACTGCTACTCCTATATTTGATAATCCTAATGAAATAAGTTTAACTTTGAATTTATTAAGACCTAAAATAAAATTACCTCCTGCTGAAGTATTTAATCATATTTTCTTATATAAAAATCAAGGAAAATATGATGTTGTTAATATTAATCAATTTAAAAAATTAACTATGAATTTAGTATCATATTATAGAGGGGATTCCCCTATATCATATCCTAAAATGAATTTACAACTAATTAGATGTAATATGAGTGATTTTCAATATGAAGCATATGTAAATGTTATTAAAAAAGAAAAAAAGAAAAAGAAACCTGATGATATATTTAAATTATCAAATAGTTTTTTATTAGCCCCAAGAATAGTATCAAATATAGCATTTCCAAATGGGAAATATAGAGATGAAGGTTTTGTATCATTAAAAGATAATTTTAATAACATAAAAACATATTCAACAAAATTTTATACATTATTTAATATGGTCAAGATGTCAACAGGACCAGTATTTATATATTCTGCATTTTTAAACACAGGAGGTTTACAATCATTAATTTCATATTTTGAATATAATGGTTATAAAAATTATATTGATCATGATATAGGTATTAATAGATATGCTATATGGTCTGGTGATGAATCTATGGACATTAGAGAAAAAACAAAATATTTATTCAATTTAGAAAATAATAAGAATGGTGGAAAAATTAAAATATTATTTGGTAGTCCTAGTATAAAAGAAGGAATATCATTATTAAGAGTTGAACAAGTCCATATATTAGAACCTTATTGGAATTTATCAAGAATAAAACAAATAATAGGAAGAGCTATAAGATATTGTTCTCATAAAGATTTACCAGAAGATAAAAGATATGTTAATGTTTATATATATTTAGCTGTATCATTACATACTACTAATAAATTAACTGATGAATATATATGGTCTATAGCAAAAAGTAAAAATAAGATAATAAGCATATTTGAACATGCATTAAAAGAAGGTGCTATTGATTGTAATATATTTTATAATATAAATAATATTGATAATAAACAAATTATATGTAGTTAATTATAATTAGTTTTTTTTAACATAAATTATATTTTGATTATTTTCATTAATATATTTTTTAATAAAATTTTTAATATCATCAATAGTTATTTTATCAAGTTCATTTAATATAATTTGGTTTCTATTAAAAATATAATATTGATTAGTTATTTCACTTATATATAAATTATATAAATCTGATAATTTATTTTCAGGTGATGTTAATTCTTTTTTAACAATTTCATAACTATTATTAAATTTGTCATCAGTTAATAAATTTAATAAATTATTATTAAATAATAAAATTTTACTTTTGACAAAATCAATATCTTTAGATGTTTGTATTTTTTGAAATATATAATAATCTTTTTTAACATTAATATAACTCATTGCTACTAAATAACCTAATTGATGTTTTGTTCTTAATTCATCAAAAAATATCTGTTGAAAAATATTAATAAATATTTTTATTAAACATATTATACGAGGTGAAAAAATATCTATATAATAATAATAATTAATACATTCTGTGTCTGTTTTATTTATAAAAGTTTTATCAATAACTTTATTATAATCATAAGGTTTATAATCACAAGATTTAATAACTTTATTAATATTATTAACAAAATTAATATATTTATATTGGACATTACCATATATAAATTTTGTTATATAAGCTTTATCAAATAAATTATTAATATATTTTTTTATTATATCATAATTAATAATTTTTATAGTATCTAATAATATATTTATATCAAATATTGTAGGAAATAAAAAAGGTTGTAATAAAATAGTTGATAATTCCCAAGGATTATTTAACAATATATTATTAAAATTTTGTGAAATACTTACTAATAAATTATCAATATATAATTTACTTAATTTATCAAAATATAAATTAATATCAGTTATAAATATAATTATATTATCAACAATAATTTTAAATTTATTAACATCATTTGGTCCATTAATTGATATATTAATTAATTCATTATAATAAGATGAATTAAATGAAATATTATAACCTATATCAAAAGCTGTATATAAATATGATGATAACATATTATTAATAATAATACAAGATATTTCTGTTAAAATATAATTTAATGGAGAACTATAAAATTTATTATTATATAATAAAAAATTAATATAAATTATTGGTTCATTAAAACTTGAATTCCCTCCATACCATACATTATTATCTAATAAAACAGGAGATTTATTTATTTTTTTTATTAATTTAATATTAATATCTAAGAATTTATTATCAATCTTAAAATTAAATATTTTAATATTTTGAGTAGTATTAAATAACTTATTATAATTAGGTAATAAACAATACTTATGATTTTTATATTGATATAAACAATTATATGAGGATTTATCTAATATATATTCATTAGATACTAAAATTCTTATAAAATTATTATGTTGAATATAATAACTATAAATATCTTTATACTCATTATTATTTTTTATTTTACCTATAACATATAATAATAAATATAAATACTTTGTTTTATAATTAAAATGTTTAATGGCTAATGTATTACATAAATCTTCAGGGTCTTCTTTAGTTAAACAATTAAAAGTTATTTTAGATATTGTATGATAATATAAAGCAAATGATTTAATATTACTATCAATAATTTGTTTTATAGTTAAAAATAATAAATGTTCTATATCATATAGTTTATTAAAACCTGCTTTAGTTAATTTTAATTCTAATATAAATAATCCAATTTCATTAATCTCACATCCAATACTATTTAAATATCCAATATTTTTAAGATAATAATATAATGATGTATTAGATATATTAGTTAATATATTACTAAATATATTAAAATCATTAGTATAAATAAATTCTCTAGAATTAGGTATTTCCCAAATATAAATAATTTTATAAATATCTTTAATAGATTTGAAATGATAAGTATTATAATTATTAAATAATGGTTTTTCAAAATCTATATTATGATTTATTTTATTAGGGGATGCTGTCCGCAACATTAACTTTAAATTTTTATTAATAATATTATTAAATGTCTTATTAATTATATTATACATTTCATTAATTTCAAGATTGGACATTATACATATAGAAATATTATTAGGAATATAATATTTATTATAAAAATTTATCATAATTGAGCTAATATTATATTTATTTAGTGTATTTAAATTACCACAAAAAAAATTATTAATTGTTAAATCATTTTTAATTAAATAATGTAAAAATTGATACATAGCATAATCATCATTATTTAGATTTTTTTCATATTCACTATGAACTGCATTAATTTCTCTTAATAAACTTTTATTATTAAATAATGGGTCTATAAAAAATCTACTAAAAATATCAATCATTTCTAATAATCCTGAATTATAAACATTAAAATAATAAACAGTTTGTAAATCACTTGTATATGCATTGCTATAACCTCCATGTTTAGTTAAAGTATCATAAAAATAATTTTCATTAGGATATTTTTTACTTCCCATAAATAACATATGTTCTAAAAAATGTGCTAATCCATCATAATTTTTAGGATTATGATATGAACCAACATTAATAGCTACTGATACATAAGATTGTGTTAATATCTTATCTTGAACTAAGACATATTTAATACCATTATCTAATTTCCCTCCTACAAATTGTCTTTTATCAGTATTATTCTTTATAATTAATTTCATTATATATATTTATATTAATAATTTATATAATGATAAAAATATAAAAATATTAATTTATATCTTGAAGTTGCATTGTAATATTATTATATAAATCATTCCATTTATTAAAATATTGTTTAATATTAACATCACGATAATTAAAAGTGTTTATATCATACATCCATAAATTATTTATATTTAAATCATTAACTAATGTTTTTATTTCCAAAGTTAAATTATAATTAATAATAAATGGTGATATAAATATATGATGATTATAATAATTAAAATAACTATTATTAACATTATCATTATTAATTGTGTTATCCCATAATTTATTTAAATTAAAAGATTCATTTTGTAAAAATGTAATAATATTTGATATCTTTGGGGCATAATAATATTTATAATAAGTTAAATTATCAGTATGATAACTTTTCATATCACCAAATTGAGTTATAACTAAATGATATATTTTTAAAAGATAATCATTAACATTACTATTGCTTGAATTAATATTTAATATATTTAAATGATTAATTAAATCAATATGGTCATAATAAATTGGAAATTGTTTATTTAAATTATATATTGTTTTATCTGAAATATAATTATATAAATCTTGATAAGAATCTAAAGTAATATTTAATGATTTATTATATAATATTAATCCCATATATTCATGTTCATAATAATCAATATTACTTTCAATTAAATCTATTGAATTATTTAAAATTTGAATATTAGAATCATTTAAATTAAATATATTAATATTATTAAATTGTGATAAATTATCATGATGTTTTAATAATAATATTTTTCTAATGTCATTATCATTAATATTATCTAATTTTAATTGTAATGTTCTATATAATATAAATTTTTCTAAAAATACTATAATTTCATTTAAATCAAAATTAAAATTTTCTGTAAATATTTGAATTAATTGATAATTTATTTTAAAAAATCTTTGTAATATTATTTTTGTTATATTAATTTTATGAGTAGTATTTATTTTTGATAATAATAATAATAAATTATCTAAATTTACTTCAATATTATTATTAGTAATATTAACTATATTATTTTGATTTAATGATTGATAATGACATTTTAAATAAAAATCAAAACTTAATTCAGGTCCTATTTCTAAGGATGAAGGTATATGGTCATTACCAAATAAATAAAATATTAAACATATATCCCAAATTATTTTATAATTTTCAGTTTTTATATTATGTATAGTTCCATATATATCTAATATATTTTTAATTATTATATTTGCATCTAATAATTGAACATATCCAATTAAATTATAATTTTTAATATATTTAATTAATGATATATTTATATCACGATTTGTTAATTTATAAAAAGTCTGTTGAACTAACATTTGATGTATTAAATCTGAATCTGTAGTATGTATACAATAATCACCTTCCATATCATTAGATGCTATATATTTGAATATTTTTAAATCAGCTTCACCATTTTCTCTTGAATTAAAAATATTAATTTTTTTATTAGGAAAGTATTTATATATATTTTGAGATATATAAATATCTAATTGATATATAAATACAGATGCCGGACCTATAGATTTATCAATACTAAATCTATTATTTATCCATGTTAAATAATCAAATGTAATAATATCATTATATTTATTTAATGTTATATAATTTTTATTAAGTGAAGTCTTAATATCTTTATTATGAGTTAATAACTTATCAAAATATTTCTTAAATAACTTTTTCTTTTCATGAAATTCTAAATAATTTTTTATTCTTCTTTTTCTTTGTTCTATTATTTTAGAAAAAGAAGGAATACCATCATAAAATATATTTATACTATAAATAAAATTATCATAATGAATATTATCAATATAATATTTAATAGTGTAAATTATTTTTTCATATATTATTATATCAATTATTTTACTATCTTCTACATAACTAAATAATAATTTAATAAAATCATTTAATATATTAGGAGCTTCAATATTATTTAATAATAATAATATATCATTATTAACTTTCCAATAAGGTTTATCAATAATTTCATTAATTAATTCATATAAAATATGAATATTATTACTATTTTTATAAGCTATTAATATTTTTAATATATCATTAACTTCACTTTCAATATCAACTATTTCTTGATATATTAAAAAATTTAAATCAAATATAACATGATTAGTTATTACTTTTCTAATATTATTTAAAATATTTAATCTATCAATACCATCATTATTTATAAATTTTGATAAAAAATTTGCAAATCTATCTAGTCCCATTTATTAATTTATATATAAAATTATCTTTTGATATATAAATTAATTAAATTTTATAAATTTTTAATCATATAATCATGTATTTCCCACATTACTTTACAATCAATTTCATTGTATGATATTATACTTTTCATAATAGGTTCAATATATATATCTTGTGAAGATTCATATAATTTATTAGCTAAAATTAATGCGGCTAATCCATTTGAACAAACATTATTAACATCCCAATTAGATTTAATAAATTTATATTTATACATAACTTTAGCAATTGTTTTTAATGAAAAATTTAATCCTCCTTTAATAACAATAGGTTCATTAATAAATACTTTATTCAAATCATAAAACTTAAACATACTATCATCAATTTTTAGATTATGTCTATTTTTAAATTGATTATAAGATGTAATTTCTGCACAAGACCAATGATAAAATTGAGCTATTTTTTTATTATGTTGATTTAATAACATATTTATATAATTATAAAATTCATTATACATATCTAATTCTGCATCATGAGATTTTGTTTTCATTAAAAATTCTTTAAAAATCCATTTACCATTATGAACATATCCTACTCCAATTAAAAATATATATTGATTTTCATCATAATATATAACCCCATCTTTAATTATTGAACCAAAATTAGAATTTAATGTCTCAAAATCCAAATAAAATATCATATTATCTTTATCTTTTTTAGCCCAAATATCTCTTTCATATAATACCTTCAATGGAGATATTATATTTTTATTTTGTCTATTTATAGTTAATATCTTATCTATAATATTAGAAATTTTTCCCTTACTAAATCCCATATTATGAGAATTACATCTCTTATCATCCCATGAAAATATTAAATTTTCATGGGCTTTATGTCTTCTATTTATCCCACAATACCATACATCTGTTATTTCTTTTATTGAATTATTTATTATAGATTTTGTATGTCTATGATATCCATCTTTTTCATTTTTCATATTTGGAAATAATTCTTTTCTAGATGGTAATGGTAATAATGATAATGTATTACCTGAATTATTAATAGTATTTTTCCATGCTATAGCATCTGAAACTTTATCAATATATTTTTTATCAAAATTATCATAATCAATAATTCCAAGTTTATTTAAAAAATTATCAATATTATATTTAATTCCTTTTTGTGTAAAAGTATATTTTTTACCCCAAATATAAGCTTTATTGATATTTATTCCTAATATGTTATTTAATATATCTAGATAAATATATAATTGTCCTTTATAAGCTGGAACACTTCCTAAATTTGATATATTTAAACCGTTTGATGTTAAATGTATAAGTGAATGTTTAATATCAACTATTTTATAATGATATTTTATTTTTAATTTAGGAGAACTTATTTTTTCTTCTTTTTTATCAATTATATTAGATTCCATTAAAATATTAACATAATCTGACCTGACTAATAAATCAGGTAATCCATAAGTATTATTTTTTTTATTATATAAAAATGCTTGATATATAATAGGACTTCCAGATTTCATATATTCAATTGTTAAATCAGAATATTTATCATAATTATCTTTATTTAATAATTTTATATTATCTATTACAGTATTTACAATATGTTTCTGTTTTATTATAGAAACTAATTCATTCTCAAAATCTATTCCAGCTTGTAATATATGTTGTAAAAATATATCTTTAGTATTATTATTAAATGTTGGTTTATTACATATATTTAAAAAATCTAATAATGGATCATCTAACATATAATTTCTTATTGACGATGCTGCTATAGGTTTATTATTAGTATTACTTTTTTTTAATACAAAATGACTTAATATATTTTTTCTTTTAAGAGATAAATTATTAATAGTTAAATCATATGATAATATATTTTTAATTTTAGATTTAGTCATATTAATAATTATATGTTTATAAGTATATCTATTTAATTTATATAATTGTCTAGCTATACAATTATCATTTATTTTTGATTTTAATTTTTTTGTTGATAAATGTATAAAATATATAATATCAGTTTTTTTACATATGAACCAATAATATTTTTTATTATGATTAGATAATAAATTTAGATTACATAATTGGATTCCTTTAGGTTTGTAATTATTTAATATAAAAGTAATATTTGAATTATTAGTTTTAACAGAATATTTTTTAATTATAGTATCCATTTAATAATATTAATAATATAATCTTAATATATCTATATATCAATTTTTTATATTGGGTTTAGAACAAATAATTATATATAATATATATATAATGGACGAAAATATTGTTATTCCTGTAATAGAAACTCCTGTAGTAATAGAAACTCCAATAAGTAAATATAATATTAATTTTTTATGTGAAACAGTATTAAAAAATAAGTCTTATCTAATTATTGGTATTGTAGTTTTTGGACTTTTATTATATTATCTTTATACAACATATTTTAAAAATAAACAATCATTACTCAATTTTAAAAATTTTTATAAATCTAATGAATCTGATGAACTACTAAATGATAAGAAAAAAGTTGTTAATGAAAAAAAAGGAAAGAAAAAAGTAGTTATTGAATCTGACTTTTCAGAATCTGAATCTGACTTATCTGTAGTTGTAAAACCAAAAAAAAAACCTGAAGTAAATAATTGGAAGAATAAATCATCAAACTCACAACTTGATTCAAAATCCTCTAATGAACAACTTGATACAAAGTCTCAAGTTCTAGATTGGAGGTCAAAATCCTCCAATGAACAACTTGATACAAAGTCTCAAGTTCTAGATTGGAGGTCAAAATCCTCTAATGAACAACTTGATACAAAGTCTCAAGTTCTAGATTGGAGGTCAAAATCCTCTAATGAACAATCTGAACCAGAACATTTGAATAGATTAAATTTAACTCCTGATGAGATAGAAATGATTCATAAACAATTAACGGAATCAACCAAATAATTGAGTATATTTATTTAATATTTTAACACAACCATTTATATTATTTTCATCAACATCATCTATATAATTAACACCATTTTGATATACTATATTATAATTATAAATTTTATTTAGTAAAACTATTATATTTTGTGAATGTGCTAATCCGGCATGTAATATAATAGGTTTATCTAATAAAATATTAATATTAGAACAAATAAACCATTCCATAATAAAGTCTAATAATTCATTAATTTGCACTAAAATATTATTATTAATTTCATTTAATTTTAAGTAAAGATATTTATTATATTTAATTATAAAGTTATAAAATATATGTTTCATAGCTAAAAAATGTTTTCCTAAAGTTTTAACTAAAATTAATTTTTTATTATAATATTTTAATTTTTTTGATAAATGCAAATCTTCAATACAAAAAAAATTATCAATCATAATTAAATAATTATATAATGTCATATCTGCATCTTTATTAATTTCCCAACTAAATGGAATTAAAAATGGTCTTATATCAACAGGTATAATTTTAGTTGGATTATTTAAATATAATTTTTTTAATTCTTGTGTATGTTTAGATGTACTCCATAATTCTCCCAACTTCATATCATCTATTCTTTCTACTTCTTCTAATAATATATAACTTGAATTAAATTTATCTTTCATCCAATCAGAAATAATAATATTGTTATTACATGATTTTAATGTATCATGCATATCAGCAAATATAATAATATTATGATTATTATTATTTAATATTGTATATCCTAATGATCCATATATATTCATTATAATAATATATATTTTATTATAATGAATAATATTAATTATGAAAATCATATAACTTATAATGATGATGATAGTAATATTTCACACGCAACCGATATAATACAAGATATTTTTTCAAATGATGAAATTAGATTAGCAACAAATTCAATGAATATTGTATCTAAAGATTCTATGAATATTGTATCTAAAGATTCTATGAATATTGTATCTAAAGATTCTATAAATATTGTATCTAATGATTCAATTAATATTATATCTAATGATGATAATATTAAGATAACTAATGGATGGGATAAAGATGCAAATATAACTATAGAAAATTGGTATAATATTTTTAAACAACAGAGTTTTATGTATCAATTAATATTAGATAAAAATATGTTAATATCTGATAGATTAGCAGTTTTATCTATAATATCATCAACCTCATTAGGATTATTCACAGGATTTAAATTATGGAAAGAAAATGATATGATATTTCAAACAACATCAAATATAATTTTAATGTTATCTAATTTTATTGTAGCAATAATGACTACAGTTTCTAAAAGATATATAGATGATAAAAGAAATGAAACAATAAGACAATATATTTCTAATGTTGATATATTTTTAGGTGAAATATCTGCACAATTATTAAAATCAACACATTATAGAATGAATGCAGATGAATTCTTTAAAATTAATAATGATAAATATACATCATTAATTTCAAGTGCTCCTAATTTATCAATATCAGAAATAGAATATGGTAAAATTAAATATAATAATTATAAAAAATATATAGTTTAATTTTAATGATTATATATATTATATTATTACTATTTATAATACTTTTACTACCATCTAATAAAACAATTGAAAATTTTACTATTAATGATGTTGATATTGATGCTATTAAAAATTTATCTTTATTAGCTGATTCATTAATGAAAAATAATAAATTAATTATTCCGGGAGGTTTAGAATTAAATGGTCCATTAACTATAAAAAATGGACCATTAACTATAAAAAATTGGGAATTAAATGCAAATGATGACCATTTAAGATATAATTATAATGGAAATTTACGATATGCAATGCATAATCCTACTGCTA